GAAAGTTGCAGATTTCTGTTGCGGATAACCCAACGATGGGTTTAACTCTACTCATCGAAGGCAACGAGCCGACGAAGAAACCGAAAGAATACGATGAACGAAATCTGCGAACTAGAAGCCCTCCTAGACGCTAAGTCTAACCGCCGAGTTGCTGCCGAAGACCGCTACATGGACCGGATTGAGAAGAAGGAAGCAGCAGCGGAGAATCTGATCGGAGAGATCAACCGAGACGGCAAGATGGTCAGCTACATCAACCAGATTGACCGCAACGGACGGTTCACCGGAAAGGCAATCGAAGGGAGCCGAGCGAATCTGGTCTCCTACTGCATCAAAAACAAGTACGTCTAATTTCCCAGAGGGGCGCGACTCTCCAACGCGCAACAAACCATAACTCAATCCATCAAATACCATGAATACTTATCGACTGAACTCAACCGAGTTGGTCTACACTCCAAGCATAATCAAGATGGCTAAGGAACAGTTCTCATTTGAGCCAAGGTGGAGCCTCAACCTTCTTGTTGAAGGGTACAGCCTTCCTCAGTCAATAGCCACTCAACTGCTTACCGGAAAAATCCAGTTTCAAATTGAAGGAGAAGCAGTCGTTTTCACCGCATAACAATCTGAACGTGGGGAGCGCATACGTTAAACGCTTAAAACCATCAAATACCATGACCATCGAAATCAAATACACCGCATCCGTTTACACTCCTGCCGGTTGGCGAGGAGTTACCATCAAAGCAACCGCAACCAAGACCTCTGAGAAGATGGCTCTGGTTGTCGAGGTGCTAGAGATCAACGGAGAGTCTCCTAAGTCTCAGATGAGCCGCACTGGAGCCAGTCGTCAGCGGTTCAACGGCAGAGGGATCTCCTGCCGCGAGGTAGGAGCCAAGAAGCGGCTCTCCGCTTGTGAGATTCTCAACTAAAACCATCAACACCATTAAATACCATGCGATACCATTGCAAAGATCGGAACAGTAAGTCGTTAAGCCAGCACAGCAGCATCCTTGAAGCTCTTAGAGCGCGGGAGGTCTGGCTCCATACTCGGGAGCTAATCGGGATCACCGACAACTCTGGCCGACTGCTTTCAGCGGAAGAACTCTACCAAGCCAAAGCAGCGGCTTGGATGAAAGGGACCAAGTGAATCTTGGACCTTTGATCGCGGCTCTGATTACCGTGGAGTCTAACGGACGAGACAACGCCGTTGGAGACGCAGGACTGGCTATCGGTGCGCTCCAGATCCACCGAGCGGTTGTAGTGGACGCAAACCGGATCGCTGGCACCAGCTACACTCACGCCCAAATGACAAATCGAGTTGCGGCTCGTCGAGTTTGCGAGATTTATCTCAGCCGGTACGCTGCCGGTAAGACTAACGAGGAAGCCGCGCGGATTTGGAACGGCGGACCTACTGGTCATCGGAAGTCAGCGACCGTAAGTTACTGGAACAAAGTCAAAAAGCATCTATGAAGAAGACCATTCTAATATCAGAAGATACCCACAAAAAGCTTAAGCAGTACTGCAAGAAGGAAGGAATCAAAAGCCAGCATCTAACTGATAAGATTATTAGGGAGTGGCTAGATAAGGAGATGGCAACATGAACAACAAACAAACCATGCCGAGCTATCTTGTAGAGCTAGAACACGAATTGGCCGATGCCCATGATCGCATTCGACTGCTCATTGCAGAGCGCGACACTGCACGATTGCAAGCCGATCAAAAGATCAACCTCCGCGAAGACTTCCGCGAATTGCTTGGAACCGATGACATAGAGCAGGGAGTGGTTGTTGTGCGTGGGTTACAAGACCGCATCAAGCGGCTGGAAGAGGCTGGAGATGAGATGGAAAAATATTGCAGTGATTATTACTCCAGCAATAGATGGCGCAAAGCCAAGGAGGCAAAGCCGTGAGCGCACTAATCAACGACGGAGGACCGGCGTTTCCATGCGTCTATTACAGTGAGCCAATCGGAAGTATCGGTCCGCAATTTACGATCAAAGGAGGCATGACCCTGCGCGACTACTTCGCAGGGAAGGCTTTACAGGGAATGATTGCAAGCTGCACACAACAAAACTGGCAAGAGGAATATGCCGCCAAAGCATCATATCAACTGGCCGACGCGATGCTCAAAGCGAGGGAGAAGGCGAAATGAAAGACAACCTTCCTCTTATTATATCAATAGTTGTTTCGGTTATAATCGGTTGCTTTGCTTCATCAAACCGAATTGGATTCGTTGGGGGAATTGATAAAGTACAAAAAGAAGCCGTGCTAAAAGGCCATGCCGAATGGGTGGCCGATCAGAGTGGGAAGCCAGCTTTCAAATGGAAGGAGTGCAAGTGAGCGAAACCCCAATATCAGACTCAACCCCGCACAACATAGCCGACCTCGGTATGCTATGCCGAAGGCTGGAACGCGAACTCAACGCAGCAAACTCAATCATCCGTCAGCAACAACTGCTTGATGAGGAGAATCTGCGGTTAAAGGAACTCATCAAGAGGCTGGAAATTGCAGCATGGAAAAACTACAACAATGCCCATAAGAAAGAGGATAAGCCGTGAACATTGAACAACGACTGCTTTACATAGCGGAAGATCCGTTTGGCCTGTGTGATAAAAACTCACTGCGCAAAATTGCTCTGGAGGTCCGTAAAATAGAAGACCGCATCACGCAACTCGAAACCGAGAACGACGCAATGCGAGCGGATCTGCTGCTGTGGCGGGAGGCAAAGCCGTGAGCTTGCTTGAAAAATTAGGTCTATCAAAGGAATCAATGGAGAAGATGCTTGGTGTCGTCGCTCCATTAAAAAAGACTAAAATCAAACGCTATCGGAGATACGAAACTGTTCCCGCAGATATCCGCAAAGCTATTTTAGAAGAGCATTCAAGCTACACTTGCCGAGAGTTAGCTAAGAAATACGGGATCTCATCTTCAACCATATGGGACATAAGAGACAGTAAATCTAAAACCGAATGACAATAAGATCGGAATCATACATACCAAAGCGCGGACATATACCACAAGCAGTAGTGCTAGAAGTATTAGAAGACCTTCAGAACAACAAAACATACAGACAAATTAAAGAAGACTACGCAGTCAGCATAGGTTGGATACACAAAATCAGACACAATAAGACCAGAAAATGAACATACTCAACGAAATCAAAAGCGGGATATCCAGATTGCTTGGGGTCCACAAGACGCTGGAAACCAAAGAGGCTCCGAGAACTCTTAAGTCCAAACGCAGCCCTAAGCGTGGAAGGGGACGACCAAAGGGACTCAAGATACCGCAGCAGATTGTCGATGCGGTGCGACAAGCTGACAAGAGCATGACTAACAAACAGTTAGCTGCTAAGTATCGTGTTTCTTACTTTTGGGTTTGGAGTGTTCGTAGCAATAAGTTGCGCTTGAATTAACTTAATCAACGCGAGTGTGTCTTGATTTTGCTCTTCTTTTATGATTATTGCCAATTGTGAACATTACTCAGCACCACCGTCGAGTCATGGCGATTGGTTGCAGTCATGGGAGCCGAGCCAATCAAGATGCACTCGCTGCGGTGCTGTTGTTCCGCGAGAAATTCAAACCAGACGAGATAATCCATTTAGGGGACGCATTCGATCTTGCCTCATTGCGATCTGGCTCACTCCAAAACCCGAACGACTCGGATCAAGCGGACGACTATCTTGATGATGTTCAAGAGGGAGTAAAGTTTCTCAATGAGTTGCGTCCAACGGTGTTCACTTTAGGAAATCACGATGAGCGAGCTAAGAAGTATCTCAATCATCATAACGCTGTTGTAAGAGGATTTGCGGAGGCTGTATGGGAACGAATGGTTGAGCCTATTAACAAACACTGCCATACCTTTATTGAACACAATGATTGTCTTCAAAGATCATTCTATAAGTTGGGCGGTTTTCGTTGGGGACATGGAGTGCTCTATGGGGAAAACTTCATTCGTGATTCAGCCGAGACATTTGGTAACTGTGTTGTGGCTCATGCTCATCGAGCCGGTCAAGCGACTGGTCGCAACCAGTCAAATCCAATTGGCTTTTGTGTCGGAACTTTGGCGGATATTCCGTCAATGGATTACGCAGGAAAACGACGATCAACGTTAGCTTGGTCTCACGGGATCGTATTTGGAGAATACACAGACAACTCAGCGCAACTATACCTGCACCAATGGCCTCAGAACGAACAGAATTGGCATCTGCCGAGCTTTTAAAGCGGCTGAGGGCAGCAATCCAACATCAAGCAGAGAGCGTCCCAGATGGATGGTTGACCGCTAACGAATGGTCTGATCTTTGGAAGCTGTCCCCTAACGCTGCCGGACTCGTACTCAACAAGTCAGTGAAGCTTGGATTGATGGAAACCAAGAAGTTTCGCATTGATACTAAAACTCGCGGGAATTACCCAACACCACACTACAAGCCAATAGATGAAATACCTGTCAAAGACCAAGCCAACCGTTGTGGTTGAGTTTGTAGCCGAAGCGCAACTAAGGATCGGTGAGACCAAGAGGCTCTGCGTGATCTACCAGCGAGGGGAGATCTTCTACGTTCGACCGAAGGCTGAGTTCTTTGATAAGTTTGTGCTGGACGAACCGCAGATCCAGACTTAGAAGTAAGCAGTCAGCGCGAGCCGTAGGAAGCGAGCGAGGACACTCAAAAAAGAACCCATGTTCAACCAATTTCTCCCCATCCTTTTCGTGTACGTCGCGTTGGTTCTTCGCGAGTTCCTACCACGAACTGGATGGGGTTTCTATTTGTTACATGAACGAAGACAAAAAAACCCGTAAGGCTCCAGCCTTTCAGTTCTACGCTGACGATTTCTTAGCTGGAACGCTCGAAATGTCCCAAGAAGAAGTTGGTCAATATATCCGACTCCTCTGCCATCAATGGAACCGTGGTTCAATTCCGGTTGAAACCGAAAAGCAACAGCGGTTGACTGGCGGTTGCGTCTCGGTTGACGTATTGGTTAAGTTCCGGTTGTGCGAAGACGGTCTTCTTAGAAATGAAAGACTTGAGACAGTGAGAAGTGAAAAAGACCGATACTTACAGCAACAATCTCAAAAAGGCCGTAAATCCGCAGAATTAAGAAAGCTCGCTTTAACCGCAGTTCAACCGGATACCCAACCGGAATTCAACAACGGTTCAACCACGGTTGAAATTCGGTTGCAACCGAAAGTCAACTCTCCTTCTCCTACTCCTACTCCTAATAATAAAGAAGAGAGCATTGCTCCAAAGTCGCAACGCTCACACTTTACAACTCCTACGGTTGAAGAGGTCCAAGCTGAGTGTGTAAGGATCGAACTTTCACTTTTAGAAGCTCCAAAGTTTGTTGACTACTACGAGTCAAAAGGTTGGCTCGTTGGAAAAGCAAAGATGAAGTCTTGGAAACCCGCTCTTAGAAATTGGAAGAGAAACCAGAACGAAAGACAACAAACGTTGATCGTCGAACCTGTTACAAAGAAGCAGATTGACTGGAAGGATTCTCTGTGAACGACGCTTTCTTCGCTGAAGACGACGAGTTTGGTCTCATTGGAGCTTGTCTAACCGGAACCCTCGACACTTGCGCTGATGCATTCGCTGAAGTTAAAAGCGAATGGATAGAGACCAATACGCTTAGAGACACATATGAGACGATTAGATCTCTAAGCCAACAGAACCGCCAAATATCATTACCCGAGCTTGGTAAGGAATGGAAAAAGCTTAACGGCAACCAATCTATCCCGTTTGAAGACTGGAACAAAGCGATGGAAGTCTGCCCATCACCAGCCAATCTGCCCAACTACGTCAAAGGCATCACCGAAGCCGCTCATCGTCGCCAGCTACGATTGACCGGAGACCGCTTGATTCGCGAATCCGCTGTCCTGACCCTCCAGCCGGATCAAATCGTCTCTAATGCCGAGTCTGGACTCAGCATTGAGCTATCCCGCGAGACTCTCTCAACCTCAAAGCAAGTTGCCGGTACGTTTATCGACCAGATGCAGGAGCGATTTGCTCGCAAAGGTACGTTGAGCGGGATTACGACTGGATTCTACCGGCTGGACCAGATGACTGATGGTTTGCAGTTGCGAGAGATGGCAATCATTGCTGCTCGTCCCTCTATCGGTAAAACTGCAATTGCCATTGCAATAGCAGAAGCCGCAGCAATACAAGCAAGAGTGCCAACCTTATTCATATCGCTTGAGATGAGTAAGGAATCAATCTTCCGAAGATCAGTCGCTTCTATTGGTGGAGTGCCAATGCAAAACCTAAAAAGCGGTGATCTTTCCGAAGGTGATATGCGCTCGATGAGTGGAGCGTCTGCCAAGATTGCTTCTAGTCCGTTATGGTTCCTCGATGGATCTAGCTCTCAAAGCATTGCCTCCATCACCGCAAACATCCGTCGAGCGGTGCGGAAGCATGGAGTTAAGTTGGTGATCATCGATTACCTTCAGAAGATCAAAGCCGCAGACCGAGCAGAAAAACGCACCTA